AGTTAATTTTGCTATATGCCACTTTTCTAAATTATCAGCACTACGTCTATCTTCAAGCGGTCTCTCACTATTGCTAAATTGATAAAGATTATCTTCTTCTGAATATGTTCTATCATGTCCGTCTACACTATAAAAAACTTTAAGACTACTTGCATCTCCTTTATATGTGATATAAACTTTAAATAACTTTTTTGTTTGTGAAGGTAATCCAAAGTCTAAATCTTTCGTCCAATATGTTATTGTTTGAGTATTGCTAGAAGCCTGACCAAAATCATATGTCTTTAAAGCTGTTACTGCACCATTACTACCACCAGTAGTATGAAGAATACTTAAATATCCATTAGGAGATATTACAAAATTAGAATGTCTATCAGAATTAGTATTTATAATCATTCCTGTTGCAGCTCCACTAGCAGACTCAGTCCATGATTGTGTTCCCATATGATATATCCAAGCACTAGTATCATCAGAATTATCCCCAATATTTTTTAAAACAATAATACTTTGTGAACGTGGATCATATCCAACACAAGGTACATTTACACCATCTTTACTAGCAGTAGCAGTATCTACAACACTACCCTCAGAAATACCCCAATTAGCAACAGTAAACTTACCAGATGTAAGAGAGATTACTTTACTTCCATCATATATAAAGCATCCAATATAATTTGCAAATATTACTCCAAATGGAGTTTGAAATGTCTGACATGGATTCATTACACCACAATTTCTAAATGAAGCTTCTGTATAAAACTTTGTTGGATTTGATATATTTATAACATACAATGCATCTTGTTTAAATTGTAATATCTTATCTTTAAATGATACTAATGCTGTTATTGGAGTTCCATCAGAAGATGGTGAATCAAATACATTAAGTTCTGGAAAAACCCCAGGCTTATTAGGCATTGAATACATCATGCCATCAGCAAAAACTTTACCTCTAAACATATAACAACCTATAAACACAGCACCATTAGCACCAACAGTTGCAGTTCTATACCTCACATCATGTGGTGCTGGAGCAACGGTTGCATCATCAGGAGATTTATTATACATTTCATTAGCGTAATATCCATTTAATGCAACATATGTATATAATTCTGGAGGAGACTTGAAATTTATATGACCTGCTAAATCATAAACAGGATCAGCATCTAAATCCCAAGGGGTAAATGTAGAATCTAAAGCACCCTTAACGCCATCGGGAAGACTAACTTCTGCAAGTAAATACCTCTCTACTGTTCCAGCCTCTCTAAAATAAATACGTGCACCATGTATTCTTTTATCACCACCAAGCTCAGCATCATTTTCATGTCTCAAACTTACATTAAAATCTAATGTTTGATCCGTTAATGTATCTGTATTCATGAAAGATAACCCTGTTTCACACCCATTATCAAATAAATAGCTAACATAAAAAGAATAAACGATACCGCTTGATGAACCCCAATTCCCACTACCAGTAGGATTTATATATACTGTCATAGCACCAGGAGATGCTTCTATTCGTGTACCAGTTGAATCTACCATAGTTACATCATCATTGTCAGTGCCAACATCAGGAGAAGTTAATAATGCCTCGCCTGTTTGCCAACCTTTAATAACCTCATTATTATTCATATCTTTCCTATACACAAGTATAGCAGCTTTTCTTGAAGTTGCATGATCAGGCTCAAGATTAGCATCACAAGCATATAATCCGTTGCCCGATGCATAAAATGTAGGTGCAACATCTACACGACCCTCAGCATCTGCATCTGATATTAAAAACCATGCATTATCATCATCAATTTGCGTTGTACCATCTGTTGCAACTACATGCTCACCATCAGTTGATACAACAATAGTATAATCACCTTGGATTGGGGGTGAAGCTAGTGAATATCCACTTTTAAATACATAAAGCCCATACCCAGGCGATGGAATTGATGTAGTTTCACTTGATATCTCAGCGGTTGATAAAGTACTCTCCGTACTTTTTATATCTCCTAATGGCTTTATTCTTCCAACTTGTGAAACTGTCACGTTTGTAGCTTCTTGACATTCTGTATCAGATATATCACGTGGAGAAGACTTTTGATTAATACCTCCATGAAACTTAGATAGTTGGTATAACTTCTTTCTACTACCTGCTACTTGTGGTAATGGTTGAAATCCCCCAGGGATTGCATTCCAATTAATAGAGCCAGAAAAAGGAGCAGCCCCTACATTTGAAATAGAAGGCATTGAAGGCATTGGATTAGCGGTTAAAGCACCAGTTGATTGCATTAAAAGCTCATCTGCCCTTGCCTTTTCTCCAGCAACGTCAGGTGGGGGAATTATTGGAGTATCAACAGGTGCTGCTGAAGGATCATCATAGGTCTGAGAAGGATCATATGACTGCTCCATTATCATCTTTACTAATTCTGCTTTTCTTTCCGCAGGAGCACGCATAACGTCTAACATGTTAACGCCACCATCTTCATTGTAGTCAGGAAATTTTCCCATTACAGACTATTTATTACCTTTTTAACTTCAGCCCAAGCTTTATCATCTTTCTTAGACTTTGTTATTTTAACAGCAATATCACCTACTTTAATGAGTATAGCTTTTAATCCATGTTTTTTAACTGCTTTTGCTAATAATAATTTTAACATTATTTACCTACTATTTTATATATTGATTTTTTAATTGATGTCCATATAAGATCATCCCATTCTGTTGGACTAAGTGCAACAACCTTATCTATAGCTAGAATACCTATTACTACATATTCCCAATTTGCTGATAATAGTTCTACCATTTATTTATTTTCTCCTTTTTTAAAAAGTTTAATTATAATGTCTTTTATTACACCTACAGCTGTCATTGTTTTCTTAACCTCGTCTTTTGCTTCACGATTACTATCTATAAGCTTCACAGTTATATCGTGCAAGTTTTTAATATCTTCTTGTACATCTCTTGTTAGAAACCTTATTAGATACATAAGAGCATAGCCTAGACCCAATGCTACAGAAACTGGAATCCCAATTGTCTCGATTATTCCTACTATATCCAACTACACCTCCCATGTATTATTTAAGCTCTTTGTATATTTTAATTATTAAGTACACTAGTGTGGCAACTCCTACGCCTAGGCTTACAGCTTCAGGAAGCCAGCCACTAATAGATAACCACCATCCACCCATGCCTGCTCCTGTTGTTTTTAATGTGTCTACTATTCCGTCCATATATTAAAACCCTATGGCATTTATAACTTTGCCAGCCATTTCTGGTGCTATGTCTTCAAGTTCTCTTAACTTCATTTGAAATTCATATGAATCTAAACTACCTTCTGTTAATTCTCTAAATAATCTTTGCGGAGTAGTTTCTACATTAACTAATACATTTTGCTTATTTCTAAATGTTCCAGTTGGATTAGGTGTAAATTCTGGTTTTTCATATTGATATTGAGTTTTTGGCATTTTTTTTGTAGCCTTTGGTATTGATCCAAACATTCTTCCAGGTGTTTTTATACCACCAGCAATACCCATTACCATCGTTAGTAAATCCTCCTCAGTTAACGGTGCAACTTCTTGACCAAATATATTTTTACCACCAGTGCCAGAAAGAACTGATGAAAATGAACCGTTTGCTGACTTAATATCATCAGCATCTTTAGACTTTTCTCCAAATACATCTAAGATTGATTTTTCCATATCTCTAATTTGCCCTTTTTTACCCTCCGTATACTCTTTATGTCTCCCATGTAAAAATTGACTAATATCTGGGTCATTTGAATATGGTCTAGGCACATTCATTTTCTCAACCTCTTTAACTATATCTAATATATTTGCCATAATATTATCCTGTAATTAATTCGCCCCACAATGAAGTCTTACCATTTATAATTTGTATTACATGCACAGTGAAAAAGCCTTTGTCATAAAAGTCAACGATTGCAAATGCATGACTCCAATTGTGCATCCTATGTTGTAAAAATTCATTCTTCTTATCACTCATTTCCTTCAGACATCCTATACTCCACGCAGACTTCACCCCATCCAGATGGGTAACAGACGACTGCTGTATGTCGTGGTGATGCCCATACATGACATTTGTTCCAAGCCTCATCAAGTGATTCCTTGTATGATTTATCCCAGCAAAATGGTGTCCATGATACATCGCTAGTTTCCCAATCTTCATGTATTGACCCGCTGGATGATACGTATAACCTCTTTCTTTTAGTTTTACACATTCTTCAAACCTATATTGTTCCATGTATGGATGCTCTTCAACAAACCTATTCATCCAATCATCGTGATTACCTTCTATCATATGCTTCTCTTTACAGTTTGCCTTGTCAAGAGATTCATCTATTTGATCCATTCCCTTATTAACATCTTTTATATCTTTGTCAATAAATGGAGTTTGGTATTCTAGCGGTGGACGTTTTTTCTTCCGCCATTGCCAGTGAGAACTTCCTTCCCATTCTCCCACGTCTCCTAAATCTACGTATATATCTGGCTTTACTATTTCTATTGATTTACATAGTACACTAATTGCTTTTTTATCCGCTAATGGAAAATGTTTATCAGGTGTGACTATTGCACGTCTTACTACATTTTTATTCATATATTCCTATATTATGTTGAAGTATCATAATTAATCTTTCTCCGCACAAAGTGTCATGGTTAAAGTCATAGCATCAGCTCCATCAAAACGACTCTGAAGGTGTCCTGCCCATACAGCATCGCCAGCAGAAAGAGAAAAAAGTCTATCTGGACTAGAATCATAGAAGCCCATAGCAGCATCTCCTGCTGAGGAGGAAATATAATCTTGTGTAATATATTTAAGTGTTAAAGTTTTAGAACCAGTCTCTTCCATCGGGGTATCACCAGAACTACCAAATCCAGGCATTGTCCATATTCCTATATAATACTTATCTGTATGACTAGAGAAATCATCATCCTGTACAATACCAGATACATTGGTTATAGTCATATCAAAGGGAGCAAGAAACCATACCGACCTTATAAGAGCTTGGTTTGCAGCACTAATTGTAACTGATACCGTATCATCTAAAGTTTTATCGCCTGTTCCAAGCTTAAAATAACTGTCATTATTAGCTGTAATCCATTGTACATCAGAATCATTAAATCCACTATAATAATTCATAGTAGATGTAAAAAATTGTCTTGGTGCTTTTGTAAGTATATTAGGCATTATGTGAAATAATTATAACAAACATTTTCAGTATCAACAGTTGCTATTACATAAATATCACCTGTATTATCTATATCCATACTGTAAAAATCTCCAGGAGAAAGTCTTATACCACCATTCAAGCCATCAACAGAAACTGCACTGTCGCCTACCCATATATATCCAGTATTACTTGGATGTGCCATTATATCAACACGCTTACAAGCAGTAGCTCCATCAACACCATCAGTAATCAATTGCTCTGCACTTGTACCAACTGTAGGATTATCATCACTTGCAAGACCAGTAATATCATGTCCTACTTTACCTATTACATTAGTTCCTGCTGATATTGATGTTACATCTACTTGTAATCCTCCATCACTATCTACTAAAATTTCTTGAATAGCACCTAATGCTGTAGTACCGCCAATAGAAAGACACTTAGTTGGGCCAGTATTACCGTCAGTACCAAGCAAACTTTGGAGTGAATTTGTATCCGAATCAATGCCATCTAATTTTTCACCCATATATCTTAACTGTGCATGTATAACTCCATCGACATCAGCTCCTGCTCCAACTGCTCCAAAGTGTGTATCATCAGTAGCCAATGTAACACGAAGAACACCAGCTGCTACATTACCAGCACCACCAAGAAGAGGAACATTTCCACTAAGGTGTATATCTACATCACCAATATCAATTGCAGCACCTCCAACTAATGTTGCATTTACATTAAGCTTTCCATCTCCATCATCTAATGCATCACCATCAGAATCAACAAGTTTTCTGGCTATTCCTATTCCTATATCAGCCATTATTTAATATATCCGATAATCCAGCTTTATCAATTTTATCGACCTTACTTTTAAGCTTTAATCTTGCGACTTCTTCTAATACTCCAATCTTCCACTTAGCAAAATTTTCTTTAGATTTTTTATTTCTATCCCCTTCCTTGTCTGCCTTAACTTTAGCTTTTGCAACTTTCTGTTCCCACTTAATATATTCATCCTCACTATTATTACAAAGATTTTTTATAGCCTGCAATTCGTTATTAGCCTGCTCTTTTTCTACTTTAGATTTAGCAAGTAAATCTTTAAGCTTATTATCCTCATCTTTAAATAAATCTTGAGTCTCAATAAGACGCTGTTCAAATTGATAAACCATCTCTTCATG